CCCCTTTGCAAGCGAGCGAATGTCTCCAAGCCCGGCGTCGTTAAGCCACTTCTGGCGCGCCTGGGATAGATTGGATGTGTAAGCGTCAACGTTCTTATTGAGCGCATCGCTCTTGACGCTGAACGATTTGATGCCCTCTTTCACGCGCTCGATGTCGGGCGTGACCATCGCCTTCTCTTGGCGGTAAATCTTGGTCAGTTCGCCTCGCAGGCCCTCCGACGCGGCGCGCTCGCTCTTCCCGGCCAAGGCCGACATTTCATCGCCAGCCAACCGCGCCGTCGTGCGGTATGAATCCTCGACCAAAGGCGTCTTGCCGTGAAGCGCGTATTCGGCATCCAACAGGCCACGGTTGCCCGTGCGCTGCCCAAGGGTGGCGGGAACGCCGGGGAGGGCGGGGGATTTAATCTTCGATGCGAGGCCCTGAGCCGTCTCGCCCGACGCCTCAAGAATAGCCCTGTCTGCGAGGCCCTGAACGCCCTTGTCTGTGAAGGGGGCGACGGCGTTTCGATACAAGCCCCGCGCCGCAACGTTGGCCACGGGGATGCCGAGCGCCAAGAGAGACCCGGCGCGCTTGCCTTCATCGCCCGCGAACACATTGCCAGCACCCGCGAGAGCACCAGAAGCGCCCGTTAATGCGAGACCGGCCTTGACTGGCCCCGTCGCGAGATAAGGAAGTTGCTCGCCAACGATTTCAGCAGCGCCCGTGAGAAAATTGCGGATGGGGGTCTTCTCAGCCCCCGTAGCCTTGTACGCCGATTCCGTGTCCTTCAATGCCGTAGCTGGATCGTGGCCATACATGGCTTGACCAGCCGCCCGCGCCATCGGGTTTGCGTCCCAATAACGAACCGGGTCCATCGTGGGGGCGTTTCGTGCCGCGAATTTCGACACCGCATCAGGGGCAACGCCGAGGGCCCTGAACGCCGCCGATTGCACAGGAAGATGCGAAGTCATGGCCTCGCCAACCGAGGCAAGACCACCAAGCAAGTTAAGCGGGTTGCCGCCCGCACGAGCGCCCTTCTGGAAAGCGCCAGCCGTCAGAGCCATCGTGTCGGCGGCGTCGTTGCGCGTTGGGTTCGCCGCAGGCGCGGGGTTCCGGGGCGCCGCAGCCCAGCCCATGTCCCTGCCGAATTGCTCCGCAGCGTCCGCCGGGTCAATGCCATCGGGCACTTTGACTCGGTACTTCTCGCCCTCGGGGCTCGTGATGCTAAGCGTCGTCACGGCATTTTCTCATAGTCCCAGCCGCTCTTTGTGCGACCGGAGTTTGTGGCGGGCTTGCGCGCGCCCTCGGGGAAGTACGTCTCGTAAGCCCCGCCGCTCTGCGATTTGAGTTCGTTGATGATGCCCTGACGCGCAGCGCGCTTCTGGGCAACGGTAGCCGCATCGTCGCCGGGCTGCGGGAAGTACGCTTGGAAATACCGCGCAAATTCCGTGTCGGGGACGGCGGCACCGGAATCGTATCGCAGAATGGCGCCAATCCAATCCCGCGCGGCCTGCATGTACTGTTGGCCCTTCCCGGAGGCCATGAAGTTTTTCCAACCGCCACCAGCCGTCATTTGATCCCAGAGGGAGGGCGTGTCGTAGCCCTTGCCCGCGAGGCTTTCGAGCGACTGTTCCGAACGTTCCGCGCGCGAAGCGAAGCCCGAAGCCTTCCGCATGCCCTCGGTGATGCCCTCGTTTTTGAGCGAGGTTTCTGCGGTACGAATGGCCGCTTGTAGGGTGGGGTTGCTCGGGTCTTTCGTGAGCTGCTCTTTGATACGGGTGATGTCGTTCAAGAGCTTGCCCGCAGCCGTCTCGGCTTTCGGCAGAGCCACGTTCACAACGGGCTGACCAGCAGCGCGAACAGCCGACTGAGCCTTTACCGCCATTTCGTTGATTTGCGGCTTGCCGTCCGGGCCTACGATGATGAGTTTATTATAGTCCGGGTCGATCTTCTCCAGACCTTCCTTGACCATGCCCATCTGGAAATACTTCTTGGCCGGGTGTCCCGCAGGAAGCTCTTTGCCAAGCGCAATGGCCTGCTTCCGCATGTCGGTTTCTTGTTCGGCCTTCCCGACCTGTGCTTCCAACAGACGGCGTTGTGCGCGCTGCATCGGGCCGGTCTGCGCCGCTTGAGTGGCTTCACCGAGGCCCTGCGAAAGCTGCCCCGCCGGTCCATACCAAGAGGGCTGCGCCATGCCACGGCCAAGCGCGGCGAGCGGCCCCCACAGTTTCCCGTCAGGACCAAGCGTGTCGGCGTTGCGCTCCCAGAAGCCGGGCTTCGGTGCGGCGCTTTGGGCGTTGGGCATCGTCATGGCGCCGGGATACCCGAGATCGCCCATGCCCATTGCGCCGGGGGGATTTACACCGGGAGGCAATTCACCCGCGCGGCCCATCATCGGCGGCGGGTTGCTCGCAGGCATGACGTTCGGCTTGTTCACGCGGATCGGATCGCGATTTGCAACTTCCGAATCCATGTTTCCGCGCATCACCGGACCGATACCGGGAATCGTGCCCATCATCGCTTTGGCGGCGGGCATGATGAGTTCCGGCGTCCAGCCCGCAGGCAAGACGCCTTCCGTGCTCGCGCCGCCAAGCTGCGGTTCAATCGGATTCGGAGCCTGCTGCGGCATCCGCATCGCCCGGTTCATCGGCGGCGCGTAGGGCATCTGCGGCTGTTCCGGCATGGGCCGGGTGTGCGGAGGATACAGCGCGCGGAACATGTCATAGGAATTGGGCGCCAGTCCGGCAGACTGCCCGAACATCGGTGGGGCAAAGAGATTGTCGAACCACGCCATTACGACACCTGGAGATAATCGACCATGCGGAAGCCGGACGGGTGGATCGCGACCGCCTCGGGCTTCACTTTCTCAACGTCCTGGGCCATGACGCCCATCATCGGCGTACCGCCGCCCTTGTATTTGTAGGTGTAGATCGGCAGGCCATCGAAGGTTTCGCCAACGGGCTTGATGTCTTCCTTCAAGCGTTCGTCGCTGAAGATCATGCCCGCAGCGGAGGCGCCCTGAAGACCAAGGCCGAGGGCCTGCATCCACGGGTTTGTGCCGGGCATGTACTGAGTGCCCGTTGACGTGTTCGACCCGCCGTAATTCCCCTGGATCATCTGCATGTAGTTCGCGAGTTTGCTTTGCGGCAGATTCGCGTTGAAGTCGTGGCGCTGCATCGCCTCGTTGATGCCCTGCTGCGCCTGCGCTTCTCGCGCAGCGCCGACCTGACCGAGCATCGCGGCATCGGTGTAATCGGCTTGGGCATACTGAGGGGCCATGCCGAGCGCGCTCGACATGCGGTTGCGCTCGTCGTTGTAGTTGCCGTAGGTCAGGTTGCCGATCGCAGACCCAAGACCTTCGCCCACCGCCCGGCCATGCAAGCCAGAGCCGGAACGCCCCGCGCCCATGAAGCGCGAATCGATACCCGGAAGGGTGTTCGCCTTCGTCGTGTCGAGAACGCTTTGAAAGCCAGGGTTCGTGTTCGGATTGAGGTACTGCCCGCTAAGGGTTTTCCCAAGCTCCGTGCTGCCTTGGTTCATAAGCGGTGAACCGGCCATCGCGCGAGACTCAATCGAACTGAGCGCGCTCGTCGTAGCCGCGTCGGGGTTCGCGTAGGTCTGGCCGGGAAAATACGACGGATTACTCGGATCGTTATAGATGCGCTCGGCTTCGGCGAAGCCCTTTGTAAGATAGGGCTGCTGGGCGCCCCACGGCTCCGACTTTTGCGTCGAAGTCTGCTGAACGGGCTGAGGGTTGCTGCTAGGCATCGTACAAATCCTTCTCGATAATCACGCGCGTAACCTTCCAGCCGTACTTCTTCGCTTCGCGACCCCAGCCGACGCGGCCCTCGGCGCGGAACCGATTGATGCCCCGCGCCCGCGCTTCGGCCTCAAGTTGCGGGGCGATCTTCGGCCAAGCATCCATCTTCCCGGCCAAGCCTACGAATTCCACGCCCTTGATACCTGTGGGCGTTTCGTATTCCTTGAGGATCAGGACCGTTTCTTCATCTGGGGTGAGAAGGGCGAAGGCGCCGGAAGCGATGCCGGTCCAAAGATAGGAGCTTGTGATTGCGCCGTTGCTTTCGTCCGCGATCTGCTCGATGAGGTCGCAAATCTTGTCTGGTGTCATCCCAGAATTGCCATCCGAAATGTCCGATCCACGCTCGCATCGTTCGCGTGCGTTAGAGTCCAAGAGCCGTTCTTTCGGTTGGCCTGCGTAACATAGAGCGTGCCAGCCGCCTTTTCGGTTGCCGCGTTCGCCGTCATCGGATCGAAAACAACGGTCGAGTAGTACGACAGCCGTTCGTCCGTCACCGTTGTCGAAGCGGCGTTTGCCGTGAGCGTGACGGTCAGTGTTCCCGTGCCGAGCTGATCCACGGCGAAATTCATCTTTCCCCGGTTGTGGCGGTTGATTGCAGCCGCAAGGGTGATGAGGAACGTGCGGAAGTTTTCATTGTGGGGCTGTCCGGGGTGATCCGGGACGTTGGGGAAGCCCTTGAAGCTCATCGCCGCCCTTCGACTTTCGTCTCAGGCTCGATGCCTTGGATGTGCGTCCACGTATCCCCGGAGGTCGTCGTGAGCTTCGCGCGCATGTAACGGGCTTGGACCCGCTGCGGGCAGATTCCCTCGCTGTTGACAGCGGTCGCGGTCGTGTAGGCGACGCTCGCCCCTTGGGTTTCCCTGTACCCAACAGAGCATTGAAGCGTGCCTGAGGAATGATCCGTGACCGGCCTCATTCCGCCGCAGAAAACCCGTTTTCCGCCTTCGTTCGGCCACTCTCCGCTTTCCAGGGTCGCGGCTTTGTTGCTGCCGTTGAAGAAACCAAATTCGTGGTCGGTATCGAAAGCGCCAGCAAGAACGCGACCACCCATCCAAGCGGGAGAGTCCAGCGAGAGCGGAAGCGTCTCCATGTTTCCGAAGGCGTCCAACTCCTCCAGGGTGTAGCCCGGAAGGTATCCCTTCAGGATGAACTCGACCGATTCTTCAGCGTAGGACCAGAATTGCGTTTCCCAGTTGTAGATCGAGATTCTGTCCGGGTTGGTCGCCGATGTGGTGGGCCACGCGATCAGGAGAAGTTTTCGCTTCGGATTAACGGCGGTGCAGATTCGGGAGAGGTACTGTTGGTTCACGTTGTCCCAGAACCACCGATCCACCTTGAGGTTCCCGATGGGGTGGGAGTTGGAGCCGTCGAAAAGATAGTGCCCGTCCTCCGCGATGTAGGAGGCGAACAGGCCAGCGTTTACGATGGAGCCGGGAATCGTCGTTCCCCGTCCGCGTTCAGCATCCACGAAGGCAAACACCGTGGGCGGACCCGTGTAGGTCATCGTCACGATGGCGTTCTGTAGAAAAATCACTCCATCACGACCACCAACACCGCCGACGATGCCGTTGATCTGGCCGCCGTAGGCGATGTCCTGATAGTCAGACTGCGCCGCAGCCGCCGCAGCCGTCCCCGGTGTGGGCCATGACGTAGGATCGCCCGCCGCCGACCACCAGACACGGTTTTGAACCGCTCCATCTGAGCCGTCGAACGTGTCTGCTACAACAACGAAATCCTTGATGACCTCGATGTACCTTGCCTTGGGAGCCGCAGCGGCGAGGTCCGCGAAGTCAGTCGAGGAATTTAGGGTATAAGCCTGGATCGCGTCGGCGTAGTTCGTGGCGAGAACGATGTCGCCATACTGAGCGAAGTACCAACGTCCGTCCGTGGCCGTGGTGTATCCCGCAGCCTTTGAAACGTCTTCCCAAGAAGTACCCGACGATTTCTTGTAGAGCTTCGTCGCGTCTCCCGCGAAGGTGTGAACCGTGCCGTCAGAGGCTCGGAAGGACGCAGCCCCCTGACACCGTGCCGTGAGTGCATCCGTGATCGTGGAAAGCGCGGCAAACGGGCCGTAAGACTTCTGTGTGAGCGGAACAACGTTCTTGGCTTCGGACGCGCCTGTATGACCCAGGACCGGCTGGTCTGGGGCGAATGAGCCAAAAGGTACGAGCATTTAAGTTATTAGACTCGCGACGACGAAAAGAAGGGCGAGCGGCACGACGAACTTTTCAATGTCAGACCGTCCGAAATCCCACGGGTCGATTTTGTCCTTCGCGGAACACGGGTAGCATTTGCCCATCTTCACTTCGTCGGGGTGACACAGTTCCGCCCCGCACTTGCAGAGCTTCCCGAACTCGATTGCGTGGGCGCCGTTAGGGTCCAACGATGGTCTCCAAATCTTCTTTGGCGATGAGCGTCCGAACGCCGGGAACGTGCATGAAGCCCAGCACCGGACACCGGGCCAGGAGCCAGTTCAGATGCAGGCGGTTCGGCTTTTCTTCGGGGAGGCGTTCTTCGATTTCATACGTATCCGCTCGACGCTTGTCGATTGGATCGATGAGGCTATTGGTAGGCGATGTCATAGCCGCGCGGCGTGACCAAGCCTTCGTCAAGACGAAGGACGCCGTTGTTCATTCTGAGGCGGGTTTCGCGTTTGAGGGCCTTGTAAGCGGCCCTCTCGTCGTAAGAATAGAACGTCTCTCCAGCCCGACCGAGTTCCCGACGCTCGGCGATGGCGTCGTCGATCTTCATTACGTTGCAACGCAAATCGGCCTTGGCGCGGTTGCGGATGAGTTCTTCCGCGTCCGTCGTCCAGGCGTTTGAATCCGACCCGGCAGACAGAGCAGTGAGCTTGTAGAGATACGCCAGCGTCATCGTGTAAACGGCGTCGGGTATCGGAAAGAGGCGGAGGTTCTGTTTGTAATAAGCGAAGTATCGGGGGAGGGATTTCGCATCGCCCGATTGAGAGTCGTTTATCATCTCGAAATCGACGGACTTCACGGGGAGTTTCGTGCTCCCCAGCGTCACCGTCATGCCGTGGATCTGAACGAGATTGGCGAGGTCCGAGAAATCAGACGAGGAATAATATTCCTGATTGGCGACCGTGTTGAAGGTGTTCGTCTTCTCGTTGAAGTAAAATCTCTCACGCGCGTAATGAGCGACCGCCGAAAGGATGGCGCGCTGAATCTGGGTCTCGTACAGAGACGAGGAAGCGGTCGAAACCGCCGCCGCTTCGTCTGAGATTCTGTTCTGCAAAATAACATATGTGGTCATGTGACTATCACATCATCGGTCGGCCGGTATTTGGGCTCTTTCGCTGCACTCTGATGGCTGGCAAGTCATATGGACTCCGCATGAGCCCCTGAACGTCATAGAAGCTCCAGTTATGATTCAGGTAGTCGTGATCCTTTAAGTAATTGAGAAATGTTCCCGTAAAATCACCGGAAATCGGCGGTCCCTTGTAAACGTGAAATTCCGCGTCACCTCGCGGTGTGACCTCCCAATTCTGATCGTGATGGATCGGCATCGCTGACGCAGCCGCACCCGGCATTCTTCCGAACATTGGAGGCAACATCTTACTTCCTCGGCTTCACCAACTCATTTTCGAGCATTATTGCCGTTGCCGCAGCCAGTCACCGAGACTGCCCTTGTATTCCCTGCCGCCCTCCCAATGGGAAAGCGTGAGTTCAATATCAACCCAAACCTTGCCGCCGATCTTCCGCCACTCATCGCAAAACGTACTGTCCTCGCCGTTTCCAGGTGGACAGTGGAAGAAACCGTAATACTTCTTTCCCCAATGCTCGTATTCCCGGCCTGGGAAGGCTTCGCGCAGTTTCTTGAAGACACTTCGTTTAGTCGCCAGGAACCCGCCGGGCAGCGTGTGCGCTTCGCAAAGCCCGTATTCGTTCTTGGTGATTTCGTTCGCCCGCCATGTAACCGGGAAGGCCAACGGGTCTTGCTTATAGGGGTAGCAGGCGCCGACAAATTCCTCGCGTTGCGTTGCGATGCGCGTCAGCGCGCCGCGCTGCCAAGCAACGTCCGCATCGAGCCAGAACAGCACGTCGCAATCGCTATCGAGGAAATTCTGTGCAACCTTGTCCCGAGCGATATGGACCGAACTACACCCGCCCATTGAGCTTATGACGAACGAATGGCCCTGCTTCTTTGCGTGGATTTGCTCGTCAAGCAGCGCCAGCGCGGTGGCGTAGTGAATCTTATGGTCGTAGGCCGGTATCCCGACGAATATCTTCACGATTTGCGCGGCCTGCCGGGTTTGCGTTTCACTTCTTCCCCGTGGACGGGGCCGAATCTTGCGGGCTCGGGTGCGATTGTGTGCGCGGTTGACGCCACCGTTTCTTTCCGTGCTTCTTCGGCTTTAACGTACCCCGGAACTTTGTTCGGGGAATCGACCCAGCCATCGCGCTTGGCGTGGCCGTTGAAGAGTTCGTCACTGTCGAATTGGCGATGAACGATCCGGCCTCTCGGCCCCATCTTGTAGCCGTAGAGTAGGTGGCCCATTGAGTTCCTTTATCGGTTTTAAGCCTTTGCAGATTTCATCCGAGAGCCACACGATCCAATGGTCGGGGCTTTCAACGAATGCGCGGAGAAGACCGCCGCTTTCCTCTTTCACGTAGCCGTCGAGGCCCCGGATGAGTTCGGCCAGTTTCTGCGCTTGGAAGTAGAAGTCGGGACGGGTGAGGTAGAACTGTCCCCCAGCGGCGACAATCATTTGCTCAGCAAGTCCCTCGTCCATGTAGGCGTGGCTCTTGTCCGGCTGGTAACAGGACTCGCAGCCAAACAAGGTGATGCTTTCGTGTCGGGTCTTCGCGCCGGCCACAATCGCGGCGGCGGCGGTCGTGCCCGAGTTTCCCTGATCGTCGAATAGGGTTACGTCCGCGTCCTTCAGGGCCGCAAACGCCTCAATCGGGCATTGCTTGTGGAGGATCGCTTTCTCCGCACCCTCGGCCCACTTCGCAACGATGGGGTGAGGGTCAACCGAGACGAACGTCGCGTCGATTCCGTTATCCCGGCACCATCCAAAAGCCCCGTTGATGGCCCAGACGTGCCCACTCCATTTCTGGAGTGTTTCGACGTGGTTTTTGATGGTCGGTCCCCCACCAACGAGGGCAAGAGGGACGACGGGGCCGGGCTCCAATTCCTTGAGGCCCAGCCCCGCCGCGTTGTCGATGTTGGCTTGTAACTGTTCATCCGAAACGGGGAGGAAACCCCTGATGGTGAAGTCAACCGGACCACCAAGGGTTCCGCCCCGAATCGTGAACAATTACGCGCCGCCCTTGTGGAGGCCGTACGCCACGAGAAGAGTACGGATTTCCTGAAGGACGCTCACCGTCAGATCGTAGAAGACCGACGCCGACAGGGCCGCCCCGAGGGACAGGCCGGTGTGGGCGAAGATCGAGTGCGTGGACGAGAGCGCCGCAGAGGCACGCTGAGAGGTCGGCGTGCCGCCGTGGAACGCGACCAGATCGGTCGTGCCCTGCCCGAGGGTCGTGCCGTCAGGACGGCCGTCGGAGAGTTGTTTAGCAGCCATGATGATTTCTCCTCTGGCCTAGTTGTTGTGGATGCGGCAAGCGAGCTGCGGGCGGATCGTCTTGTAGCCGTACAGAAGATCGATACGGCACGGGAAGTTGTCGTTGTTGATGTCGTACTTCCGAACGATACGCACCGAGATTCCGTCCAGCACTTCGCGCGAGCGCCAGCCTTCGTCCGGCATCACCAAGTCGGCGGTGATGAAGGTGAAGGCGTCCTTGTGGTACGCGAGCGAGGTATCGACCGCCGACGAAGCGCCGCCCAGGAGTTTCGTGATGGCACCCGTATCCGTGGGGGAGGCCGACACGTTCTGAGTTGCACCCGAGGTCACAATCGACGGCGAAATGCCGATGGTGAGGCCGCCCGCAGTCACGGCAGAAGTCACGACGAAGCGTTGAAGCTCGCCGGTATCCTGCTTGGTCTCCGGGTGGACGCGGTTGCAACCGGCGAAGGTGATGATGTCACCCGCGACGAGGGTCTTGCTGGAGGCGTTCGAGTTGGTGATGGTCGAGCCCGTCTGGTTCGCGCCGTTCACCGTCATCGTGGTGCCGGTTTCCGTGCCGGTCGTGTGAATCGGCATGTGCGTGGAACGGTAGTGATCCATTCCGTTGGCACGGCCGATCTGACCTTCGCGGAACTGAGCGCCGATCTCCTTGTTGTCGTGGAACAGCGTGCTCCAAGCCGAGATCATGTCGGCGTGGGCTTGGGGATGCCACACGACGGAACGATCACCCTGCGGCGCAAGGCTCTTGAACAGGCGGGATTCCGCTTCCAAGAGTTTCGCGTAGGTCATCGCGGAGCCAGCGTTGTCCGCGACGTTGTAAACGTCCTTGTAGACGTTCGAGATCATGTCGTTCTCGACCGTGGCAATCAGAGCGGCGATTGCCGGATCGAGGATGCGCTTGCTGAAGTCGTCCAGGCTCAGGGTGAGTTCCTGAGAGCTGAAGTTCACGTCAACGCCTTTCTGTGTCGCCACAGTGAGCGTGACGCTCTCTTCCGCCACGTCCTGAACGTCCATCACCGCGCCGGTGCGGACGGAGAATTTGTTCGGGAGGCGGACCTTGAGGGTGGAGCCGATCTTGGCTCCCGACTGCGCGAACTGGTCGTCGTACTGCCGATTGACAGTGCCGATGAAGCTCGCTTTCTGGTGGAGGATACGCAGGATTTCCCGCGTAACCGCCGTGGGCGTAAGAATCGTGTTGGACATGGGTTCCTTCTGGCCCTATCGGGCACGGGGCTTGGGGCGTCTCTCGACGGCCGTTGAGGGTTACGCTCGGCGCTTCAACTCTGCGGTCCGGCGCTTCATCCATTCGTCGATGGAAAGTTTGTCGTGCAGTCCTTGGGGGACCGAACGGCTGCTTCCGACCGGCTTCACGGGTTCGGCGGGGGCGGGCTGAGTCGCGGCCTTGCGCGTTTTTTCGACGTGCTGATCCCAGAGAAGGGCTTTGTGGAGGAACCGGAATGGACGTGCGTCACTATCGAGCGCGGCTTTGACCTCTTCGGCCTTGTAGCCATGCTTCAGTGCGTAGTCCGTCAGCTCTTGCTCCGCTTTCGGGGACCAGTTGGGAATCTCTCTCGCCAGCGCGGCGCGCGTTTGATCCCGCAGCTTGGCCTGTTCGGCTGCTGACACGGATTGTCGCTGCTGTTGCTTGGCGGATAGTTTGCCCACGATGTCGCGGTGGGCGTCACGTAGCATCGTGTATTGGCGGAACAACTGCTGAGCCTGTAGAGGGTCCTCAGAGTCGAGCTGTCCCCAATTCACGTTCTTGAACTGCTCAAGCTGCTGCCAAAGAGCGTAGGCTTGAACGTGTTCTTGGCGGTCCTCTTGGAAGGCTTTCTGCTCCTCCACGATCCGGGCTTTTTCGGCCTCGGCGGCGCGTCGGATTTCAGCGACTTCCTGCGTCTTCTTCGTATAGTCCGCCTGTCGTAGAAGGGCCGGGGCGATGGCCTTCGGCACCTTGTACTTATTGCCCTCGTACTCGACTTCCTCCGAGTCATCGAGTTGCGTCTGCTCTTGGCCTTCCGGCTGAGCTTCGGCGTTCAATTCTTCGGATTCGGGCGGGGTCTGAGGGGTCGTATCGGCCACTCCGGGGGCAGGCGTGTTCGCCTCGCCCTGGTTGGTGGCAAGTTCGGTCTGCATCGTTTTTCCTTCTAGGGGCTTGGGCGTCTCTCGACGCTCAGTTGAGGATGAACCAGTCGTCGTCCTTGCGGCGGTTCCGTTTCTTCGGACGCTCGCGCGCAATCTGCTCCGCTCTTTCGAGGGAGGCTTTCAGTTCTGGGCTGCTTCTGAGGATGGGCGGCTTGGGACGCTCGATGACACCCGTGTAAACCGCTACCGGAACAGGTTGCGGAGCCACATCCATATCCTCGACCACAGGCCGATTTTTTTTTTGCTTTCGATAAAACTCGGCTTCCGAAAGGGGGATGCCGCCGCTTCCGCTGGGAACCCCGGCACTCGTAAACGTCACCGTGTTACTGGTGACGAGGAACCACTTGCCCTTTGCGTCTGTTCCAAGAACGACACAGGTGAAGTTGCCCGTCTGCCCCGTCGCGTCGTAAGTCGATGACGTGGCGGATGTGATTAGCGTACCGTTTTTGAAATGCTGGTAACTGAGGCTCGACGTGGCGCCGTCCGGGTCTGTGCCGAGGGTTGCGGTTAGAACGGATGTGCCCGAGAGTGTTAGAGTCGGTGAGCCGGTGTCGGTCGTTAGTGCGGCGTGTGTAGAGGTTGGGTCGTGCGTGTCTCCTGAGAGCGCCGCGCCCTGCCATGCCGCCAGCGTCGTACGAGTATTGGCGCCGTCGTGCCACGTAGCACTTTCGTCGCTTCGATAGGTGTTGCCGTCGAAGTAAAACAGGTGGTTGACGTTCAGGATATTCGAGTTTTGAACGAATCTATCCAGAGCGTGGATGTCGTTGCCGGGGCCGAAGGTGAAAGATGGATTGTAAGTCGATCCTCCGTGAACACTGACGTTCATCAGCGAGTGGAAGCCCAAATCGACGCCGCGAACGATGTTGCGATGAATCGACGCGCGCTCGGATTCGACCGCGTGACAGAAGCGATAGCGGATCGCGCCGCCGTTCAGACCACCGCCAGCAGCACCCTCCACGATGTTGTAGGCGATTTCATTCTCGTCGTACTGCCCGCCCGCGTAGTCGAGAAGCTGCGCGTCGTCTCCTTGAAATGCGATAACCTGTGAGTCCACGGGCGCATAATCAGCCCCGAGGTGCATGTCTCGGATGAGATTGTAGCGGAGCCGCGTATTCCGCAGCTTGCACGGATAGATGCTGTCCGTCGCGTCGTAGGCCCAGCACTTCGACGGGTATTTGTAGCCGTTCACATAAAGGTCGGTCAGTTCCAGCCCGCCGCTCGGATTGGTGAACCTATTGGGCTGGAGATAATGGAGGATCGGCTGACAGCCGACCCGGACCATCGTGTTGTTTTCGATGAGGTGATCGTCCGCGCCCTGAGAGGTGAAGACGTGCTGATCCGAGGCCGAGAACAGATTGACGCCATAAGCCTCGTCGGCGACGAGGTTCATGTCGTGGCAGTAATTGTCTCGGATAAGCGTTCGCTCCGGGACTACATCGTGCCCGCCGTTCGCGTCGTAAACGAACGGCGCGCAATAGAATACCTCGTTGCCGATCCAAGAACGGTCGGTCTGCACGTCAGGCGTGAAGTCGCCCGTCGTCTCGTTTATGTCGCCGGATAGACAACCGAATATGCGGCCCGTCCCGCTCGTCGCGTATCCGAATTTGTTGGCGTACCAAGCGTAGTTAGAAGCGTTGGTCTGCGCGACGCCGTTCCATACTGCCTGATAAAACTCGATGCCGGTGATGTCGAAATAGCTTTTGCTCGCGATGACGAAATTTAACCCGCCGCCGCCAGCATAGCCGCCGAAATAAACGACATTAGTTGGATCAGCGCCGCCGATGTTGATCCAGAGCTTGCTACCGGCAGAGCCGCCATCGGTCGCGTCCGTGGGCTCCGCGTACCAGCTATTCGTTGTCGAGGTGACGGTTGCGGCGTCCGCGACTTTGGTGATCGGCACGTAAGCTGTGCCGTTCCAGTAGAGAACGAAATTGATCTGCTCGAAAGGAGCGCCGCCACCAGCACCAGTGGTGTTCGTCGTGACCCAGCGATTACCCGTATCGTTGACGAATGCGCCGTCGCCTGAAGCGTTGCTTCCAAGTCTCACGCCCGCCGCCCACTTCGCCGTATCGACCGGATGCGAGAACCACTGCGTCCTCGCGCTGGACGTGCCGGATTTCAGGATGAGGTTCGTGATGCTTGTGTTTGTGGCCTTCCCGAGTTGACCGCAGAATATGACGTTATCATCGGCCGATGTATCGACGCCGATTATCCCGTCTGCGTTTGCGTAGCTGCTGCCGTCACCTGTGCCCGTCGCGGTCAGCGCGACATATCGGAACGATCCAAGCCCGTCTTTCCAATATTGAACAAGCCGATCTATCGGCGTGGTCGGGATGGCTTGGGGCTGTTGGAGGAACTGCCCCCACATCGGATACTTGTCGCCCCACGCGTTGGTGTAGATCGAAACCGCCGCCGCGTTGGGATTGACGAAGTTGTGAACCCTGTCGAGGACACATCCGCCGATGTCCAGTCCGTTCGACGCAATCTCCGCGTCGGTAACGTAGCCCCGCACAACCTTGGTATTGGCTACTGCTCCGTTATCCAGGGTGTAGTTTGGCGAGAGGCTTTGGATGATTGCGCGCTTCGACTCATAGGCGCCGTGCGCGCTGTCCAGGAGGAAATATCGGATATTGGTGTCGTTCTGCCCCGAGGTGTACCAGCTCATCCCACGCCGAGAAGAAGCATGTTAGGGGCGCCGGTTGCAGCAACAGCGGCGGGGCGTAAGGCAAGATGCGTGGCACGCCAAGCGCCGGTTCCGGCCCCACCTGTAAATGCGGCGGGATCAAGGGCACCAGCAGTAGCCTCTGTTTTATCTGCCGTTAGGGCGGTTGCGCCGAAAATGCCCTGATCCACCGTGTCTTTCGCGACAAGATTTCCGAATCCCGAAGGCGCGGCGGCGGTATCGTCGAACTCCTCCGCTTCCACTGCGGCGCAAATAACCCGCACGGCCCCGTCTGTAACGGTCGTTAGCGACCCGCAGTCTGGGTCCCCCGATGCCGCATTCGAATCGACATCGGCTGCGTCCATCGCTGTGACTGTATCGACACCACGATAGACAACGGCGATGGCAGAAGCGACACGCCCGGCGCCGCCCGCCGCCCCGATAGTTACCGCCGTGTCAGGCGATGCGCCCTGGCGCTTCCACGCAATCGTACAACCGGGGTCTTGGTTTGAATTAAGGGTGTTGTAATCGGCCTCAGCGATAGCGTGGCCGTCCCGGAAATCGCTGGCGAGCACCACCACGACGATATCGTTTTGCGCGGGCGTGCCCGGCAGGGTCATTGCGAACCCTGCGTTGCCATGACCCGTGACCGACCCTATTCTTGTGATCGCCATCGTGCTAAAACTCGGCCATGAGAGAAGCCATGATTCGGGCCGCCAAGGCTCTTAAAGAAGCCGCTGGCGCCAAGTGCGCTATCGTCATTGTTATTGACCAGGAGAACGTCGCGTCCTGCGCCGCAGAGGGCAGGGCTGACAAGAGGCAGTTAGCCGCTCACTTAAGGAAACTCGCCAATGACATGGCACCCGATGAAACTGCCCCTATGGGTTCAGTTAATCCTGGGGGCTATCATCGTGGTCGGCGGCGGCTTCTCGGGTTTCGTCTTCCTCGTTTGGGCAAGCTGTAGAATCGTTACGTGTTAGGGCTGGCTCGGGTTCTCGATGACGATGTAGGTCAGAGACCCGTCAACCGACGTTGCGCCGCTCAGCTCAAGGTTCAACAGAGCGTTCGCCGCCGTCTCGAACCAGCCATATTCGTTGTGGGGCAGGGCGAATCCACCGTTCGCCGCGCAATTCATTTGCCCTGTCAAGGCCGTGCCGCCCGCGCCGGATTCAAAGCGGACGTTCACCGCACCAGCGGCAATCAGGAAGCACGAGAGCACGCGGATTTTCTTGCCCGCGCCCTGAGCGGCAACGAGGGTGTTATCCCCCGAGGTCGCAGCGTCGATGACCGCGTATTTGACGGCGGTATTGAGGGTAACGGGCGTCATCATTGCATTGTCTCCAAGGGCTCATCGATGGCGTGCGTAATGTTGCCCTGTTTGTCTCGGATAGCCGTGCGCTTCATGCGGGGCATCTTCACTTCAAGCGGGCGGGATAGGGCGCTTTCCAAAGCCTTCGCCACGCTTCCAGCAATCGCCTCGGCGAGATTCGTGCCCTCGTTGGCCGTCTGCTGGGCTTTCGTGTCGGCGTCACGCTGCTTGATCTGCATGTCGTGATCGGCCTTGACCTGTGAGGTCTGAATGTCCGTCTGGGCTTTCTGCTGCTGGATTTGCATCTGAAGCCCGGCCTTCATCCGCTCGATTTCAATCTGAGCTTCGGCCTTCTCGCGCTCGATCTGGATTTCCTGTGCAGCCTTGGCCGCGTCCAACTGCATCTGCTGTTGCTGAAGCTGCAAATCGGCCTGAGCCTTGGCTTGGTCGTGCTGGGCCTGCATCTGGAGCTTTTGCTTCTCAAGCTCCATCTTCTGCGCTTCAGGGTCTGGCTTGTTCTGTTGAGCCTGTTGAAGCCGCTCCTCGATCTTGTCCGCGAAGGGCCAGTCCTGCATCTTGAAGAACAAATCACCGATGATCGGGGCCAAGTCGGGATTGGCCTGCATCATCGCGATCATCTGTTCCGAGGCTTCCACACGACGAGTGGTGTACGAAGGCCCCGCCTCTACGGTGAGATCGTATTTCCCCGCGCCAAGATTGTAGATGCCCTGAGAAGGGTCGGCCGGCTCGCCAAGTTGGGCCGTCGTAACGTCGCCATCCGTACCGATAACGCGAACAACTCGTCCCGGAGTGTAAACTTTCGGAATAAGGTCCATAACGATGCGTCCGGTGTGGCGGATCGCTCGCGAGAGGTTGTCGATGAAGTGATAGGTCGAGACATCGCCCTCTCTCTGGCGGGCCATAATGGCTTTGCCGGACGTTTCGTTAGACCGCTGTCCAAGCGAGGCATCGTAAATGCCGATGATGCCCTTCATGTTGTCGTTGGCGACGAGGGCTTGCTGAATCGATGCAGCCGCAGCGCCTTGGTCGGTCGGGAGCCGAATGGGGGGCGTGCTCCCGCTGTACTCAAGGAAAGCGTGGTTCTGCGTGTTCGCCGTCAGCCAGTTGGGGTCTTCGTCAACCGAGCCCTTCTGAACGAGGAACGGGGCTTTGGGAGCGAGGGCCAGCATCTCCGTGGCCGAGGTGTGCCAGTAGTTATGCTGACGTTGGGCGTCCTTGGCGTGGCGGATCAGGCTTTGGAAGTGACGCTTGCCCTCGATGTTCACCACGTCGCCATAGACGGGGATCAGGGGGATGTAGATTCCCGGCCACTTCTCATCATCGAGTTCTTCGGCACCCGAGAGGATGCACCGCTTGACCTTGTACGAACGGGTTTTGCGCTGCTGCTTGATCGTTAAACCAGTGGCCTTGGCGATGTCCGCCATCGAGAGGCCGTCGTTCTTCGTGAGAAACTCGTCTTCCCCGATGACAGTGCCATCCGAGAGCATGAGGACGGTCTTTTCGACTTCCTCACGCACCCAATATTTAGCGAGAACGATTTCCTCGTCGTTTTCAGAGATCGCCGTGTCCGCGTCCCAACTGACCTTGGCTGCCTTGGGATACTCCAACTCGAATTGAGCGACAGAGTAGGGGCAAATCTCGAATGCGGTCATCCAATCGGACGAATCCGCCGCCGTGGAATGAGGGTCGGCGTAGATCGAAAACGGATCGTGGACCGGGCAGATTTTGATTTCTTTGTCGAACGTGTCGTCGTGGGCGTAGTCGAAATCGACTTTGATATACCCAAACCCACCCGTGACCGCTGAATCCGAGGCGGTGTCGTAGGCGATGTCCGCAGCCGAGCTTTGCTCGATGTTTCGGATCAGACCGGAGTAAACGTCAGCCGTCTTCCGGTCGGCACCGCTATCGACCGGGCGGACCTTGATAGCAGGCTTGTTCTGCCGAGCTTCGTTCGTGACCTGTCGAATGAAAGCGGGGAGCTTGTTGATCGTTAAGGCAGGGCGGCGTTCCTGGTTGCGTTGGTTCAGGACGTTCTCGGGCCACTGCTGACCCAGCCGGGCAAACTTTATGTCCTCAAGCGCGGCGTTGCGGTTTTCCGATTCGTTCGATTGCGCGGCCTTGAAGCATTCCAAGGCTTCGAGAACGGTATCGTCCTTGGCAACGCCTTTCTTGGTCATGAGTTATCCCATCCAGGCGCCAGCGCCGGATTCGTGTTGCTTGGGCTTCTTGGGCATCGTAGGCGCGGTCGAATACTGCGCGCCCTGTCTCCACGCATCCGCAGCGTGGCTCGACCAGTCGTGTAGCGGTGTCTGCTTGTAGGTCTTGCGGTCGTCGTCAAACTCGCGACGGTAGTTCCTCAGCGCCTTGATCCCTCGCGCCGCCTTCTTCTCGTCAAAGTACGCACGCGGGATGATGAGGCGGGCCTGGTTTATCGAGCCCAAGAGGTCATCCGTTCGCGGGATGATCGTTTGCTTCTTGAAGCCGTGATCCCGGAGCACGTCGGCGTAGGTCTTCAGCGAGACGGGGGACCGAGACCCAGCGTCATGGGGCAGAACACACTCGCCGTAGTGGTACGGCTTCTTGTCCAGTTCCTTCGCCCAATAAGGCGCGTCTCCGTCCGTCCCCTCGATGTAGTCGATAACGCGAATCTCGCGCCCGGCGTGCTGGATGAACCAAATCGCGGTGAGGTCATCCACGCCCAAATCCCACCACGTCGAGACGGGAAGGGCGGGGTCATAGGGCACCGAACAGATGCGACCTTCCAGGTCAGCCGCAGCCATCTCCTTGGCGAAATACGCCCCGATAGCGGCGGGCTCGTAAGCCCCCTCCCACACATGGGCGTAGCGGTCGTTGTTGACCTTGAAATCGTACAGACGCTCTTGCTCTAGAACGTCCGGGAAGAACGGGTTTGAGTCGAAGTTCGCCCGCACCACTATCGAGTTGGGCGGCGGGTCCGGTCCCCTCAGTAGCCTGTCAACGGGGTCTTCGTCGTTTCTCGGGTTCCATGAGAACCACAATTCAGAACCGGGCTTGCGGATCGTGGGTCGCAGCATTTCGAGGGACCGGGCCGTTAGGGTCTGCGCCTCCTCGACATAGGCCACATCGAAGCCTTCCAGCGATTTGATGGACTCCGCTGTGTGGTCCTGCATGCCCTGGAAGACCATCACCCCGTCGCCGGGCGTCTTGATCTGCTCCTTCTGAACGTCGAAGTGCTCGGACACACCGAGGGCGGCGATCTTGTCCTCGACCAGCCGCTTCACCGATTCCTTGAGCGACTTCTGGATTTCGCGGACGCAAACAATGCGCGTCCCGCTCCTCTTGAGGCAGTTCAGGACGGCGCGTTCAGCGAAGAAATGCGATTTCCCAGAGCCGCGACCGCCATAGGCGCCCTTGTACCGGGCTGGGGCTAGGAGTGGGGCGAAGACCTCAGCCGTTCTTGTTTGGAGGGCGGACAATGACGTTCTCGATTACCTCAATAGGCCCGCCGCCCGGTCCCGAGTGCTGAGTCGCCTGGAGATCGGCTAACACCTTGCCCAGCAATGTTTTTGCCGCACTGACTTGGGAAGCGTCCATAAGGGGGGTGGGCGCCATGACGTGCTTATGCAGGCGGTTGATGAGTTGGGCGGCTTTGATCTTCGCCCGCGTCTCCTCATCGTGCCGGATTTTGTGAATTCGGGCTGACATGTCTCATTTGAAAACTTGGATTTGTGTCGGCGCGCCCACCTTTCGCGACCTGTCGCAATGCCAGTGCTTCCGGGAAAAAGCACCGGACCGCCGCTGAAGGCCATTGTGAGGCGGGCTTGGTATGCTCGGCTGGCCGACGCAGCCGCTTTGAGTCAGCGGCGGCAAACTACGGGACGAGCCCCCTCAGCGCCTTGCGGGCGGGGGATTCGCTTGTCTTGAGCCATTCGAGGAAGTCTTCAGGGTAGGCGGGCGGGCCGAAGCAGCGCGGTTGAGGGTCAGTCACCTGATTAGACGTGCTGGCCGCGCCCGAAACGCAAACGGGCGGCGCAGATTTGACTCTGCCCGCCCGCAATTCTGAGACCTTGCCTGATTTCATCATTTTCTGGCTGGCCTGTCAATAGTGTCGTGTCGCTACTTTCTGGCCTTGCGGTAGTCAGCGTACTTCGCAAGCGCAGCAAAGAGACGCTTCTTGGCGGCGGCGCGATCGATCTGGGCTCTCAAGCTGTAGCCCCTGAGCGACATTTCCAGACCACAGACCGCATCCAGGAGATTGCGGGTTTCGAGGCCGAATAGGATGCGCTCCAGTTCGTTCAGTTCGTTTATGGCCGGGCGATAGCCTTCCTTGGGCTCAAATGACCGGACGCCGCCTTGAACGATGATCCTGGTGGGGTCGGAGAAGGGCGGGGACACGGAGCCCCACGCCTTGCGGTAGAGTTTCCCGTATTCGATTCCAGCGAGGAATGAGGCCGAGGGTAGCCCGGCGCGCTTGTGGAGCTTCACCAAGGGGCTGGGAAAGCGCCTGTATGTGTTCAGCGTGACGCCCGAGGCTGTTTCCGAGGTCAGGTATTCGATACCGTCCTCGATGTCGTTCGCGACGAAGGCGGTGTCTTGGGCCACCTTGAGGGTGGGCACCTCGAACGGCCGCAGATCGGGCATGACCGGCGGCGTAAGGCGGATTCGTGCTTCTTGCGTGCGCATGCTCTTGTTCCCTTTGCTCACCAGACGCCACCCCAATTCCATTTGCTCTTTTGCGGCTTCGGGGCCTGCTCACGAGCGAGTTCACGTTCCTGAAACCATCTGATTTGCGCCCAGGCGCTGGCTCGCTCGGCACAACGCCTAAGATAGGCAGCCCGCACCTCGGCTTCTTCCCGCATTCTCTTGTGCTGTTCGCGTAAATTTGTTCTGCGCTTCAACGTCGCCCCCGCAGTAGTCTCCAGGTGTCCCGCAGAATACGCCAGTACATGCGAAGCCTAGCCACGGTTCACCACTTTGGTTTTAGACCCAACGCTTCGGCTTCTTCCGCCGTCAGCTTGGACAGCGCCCGTTTTTGCGCCTCATCTTGAGCCCTAGCTTTGGCCTCGCGGGCTTCTCGGGCGGCATCCATCTGCTTGTGCATCGCCCACCACCGAAGGGTGCGCGGCGAGATGTCGCCAATGAAACCGCGCAACTCAAGAATCTTGAGCGCCTCGCATGCGGCGCCGGGAGCGTCCCACTTGTAAATCTCTTCTTGGCTTGGCGGATCGGTATGGCAGGGCATTACTTCACCTCCGGGCTGGATTGCGGGGCCTCGATAACGTCCGTCATCCCACCCTCCCGAGCGAGCCGCGACCCTTGGAAATCCTCATTTGGCTTTCGACTCGCTGGGCGAATATCTCCCGGTCGATGTCGTCGGCCCACACGTCCGGGGCCCGGTAGGGGTGGGCGCCACCAAGTTTCGGGCGATTGTCCTTCGCGTTGATCTTCGCCAAGGCATCACCAGCGGACATGCCATCGACAATCATCAGCGTTGCCACCCGCTTTGTCAGACCGCGCAGATGGAAGTGCATGTGCGTGTCTTCGTGGCCCGGCCCAACTTCCCGGCAGGCGGTTTCGTACAGTCTCCGGGCACGACCCGCGATGTTGTCGTCGCGAATCTCCCAGGGCTGGCGCTTGTCGATTGGCTCGGGCTTCGGTTGCGACCGAACATAGGCGAGGATATGCGCTGGCTTCGGCGGGCCGGGCTCAACCCATTCCCGCATCGTTTCGCGGTAGGCAAAGCCCAGTTTCTCGCCGTCCATCGGACCCAGAGCATCACGATAGGATTGTTCCCACGCCTCGATTGGCGAGCGGGGGAAACGCTTTCGCAGGTCGTGAATGACCTCAGCCACGAGCACCGGCAATCTCCGCTTTCAGACGCTTGTCGAACGCTGATTCCTGCACTCCGGGTTGCGCGCGTTCGTTGCGTACCCAGTTCCGCCAAGTCGCGTCCCAGTCGCGCTTAACCCCGCGTTGACCAGGCTGGGCGATCCAGTAATCGCGGCAGCGGTCGAACGTTGCGCTCGGGTCTAAATCGGGACGTGTTTCAAGGCAGAATTGCTTCCAAGGTTCCGGCTGATTTTCATGCGGAAACCTCGTTCCTCGTGTCGTGTGCGCCACAAGTGGCGCCTCTACTCTTCTCTCTCTCTTCTCTCTCTCTCTCTCTTCCTCTGTCTCTCTCTCTGGCCTAGCGACTTGCGAGCATGTTGCTAGCGTTTCGCTACATGGTTGTTCTTTAATAATAAAACCGGCTTTTTCGAGTAAACCGAGATCAACCTTTGTGGTGGCTTTTATCGCCATCCGCACCCACTCTGAATCGTATGGGATGCGGTTGTTGGTGCGACTTGCTAGCAACCAGATAGCAACAAGGTGCGATCTGCTAGCATCTGGCAGGCTCGTGAAATCGTAGTCGTCCAGCACCGAGTTGTAGAACTTGATCCACGGCGGCGAGCGGTCCTTGTAGTGCTGGAACTGCTCGTAATTCTTGACGCTGAAAAAGCTCATTGGCGCCACTCCGAAACCAGCTTGGCGCGCTTCTTCCTGTTGCAAGAGAAGCAAGCGGTCGCGAGATTCTCGATCTCATTTTCACCGCCGCGAGAGACCGGCACGACGTGATCGCACTCAAGTCGCGTGCCCCGCGTGCCGCAATAAACACAGGTATAGTCGTCGCGGGCGAACACTTGGCTGCGGAGGCGCCCCCATTCATCGGCGTTGGGGCGCAAATTTCCACGGAACCGATGCCACGCAATAATCGTTTTGCCGTCCAGAGTGAGGCCGCTCATCGCAGCCCGAATGGCAGCGCAGTCCGCTGCGGGCACATTCAGTGCGCTCTGAGCCATGCCATCGAACTCATCCGGCAAAACCCCTTTGTTCGATGCGGTTTCAAGCATGAAGGTCCACACCGCATAGACCACGGCCACGGATTGCCCAGAGCGGCGCGATACCGTGCGCCACTTCGGGTCCGTCGCAGAGCCGTGCCAGACGCGAAACCATTTCATGCTCGTATTTTCGCACTACTCGATTCGGTTGTCAGAAAATCCGAAGGCAGTTATCCACGCTCTCCCAATGGGTTACTCGGCAGCCGCACCTACAACTGCTGTAGAATCTGCTGGAGAATGTCGTCCTCGATCTGCATGCGGGCGGCCGATGTTGGTATCCGGGCGCTTCTTCTCGTAGGTCACAAGAAATTCCTCCGGCAGTTTGATTTCCAAATCCTTGGAGGGCGTCACGAAGAACTTCGCGGACGTGGCGCCGATCTTCCTGCGCGAAACCCATTTGGGCAGGCAGCCAACCACCAAATACAAAGACGCCTTCTCGCCCTGCGCGGAACGGTGCATCGCCAGCGAGTAAAGGCCCGTCGTGGTGTGGCTGAGTTTGACCCAGCCTTTTTGGGCGTCCTCGCCCCAGAAGAAATCGATTCGCGCGCTGGCGGACAACCCAAGGTCAGCGAGGACGGAGCGCCCGATTGAAATACGAAGGGCGTATCGGTGGCCGCTGTCCTCACGGATCGCGACCCTCACGGTATCCTTCTTGGACCGCGCCTCGCCCTTGCCGTTGTGCCGCTCCCAGCTCATACCTTGCCCCTCGGGATGCCAGACGATTTGATGACGTAGTGAGTCGATGATTTGTTGTGGACGCGGATGTGTTGGGGCTCGATCCAGACCGTCACCAACACGCCCTTGCTGCGCCAGTAATCCTTGATCGCCGCGACTTGCTTCTCGGCAGCGGCGAGGCTCTCGGAATGGCTGTAGTAATCCCCGGCCATTATGCGGGCCTCCACAGCAGCACAACCCACCGGCCCGCGTTCCACTGAACGGGTTCAGCGACGAACTCTAGTCTCCACCCCTGCGCGAGATAGATGATCCATGTGTCGTCAAACAGGATGGGGAGGGTTTCTTCGGTCACTTACGCACCTCGATAGCGATTCCATGCTCAGCCTCGGCCCATTTCCTCTTGAGCCGCCCAAGCGCGTGGTCGTGGCCCTTCACCTCAAGGAACCGCCATTCTTTCGCCTTCGTGTCGAAGTATTTGAAATCCGGGATGTGTGAGCAGACCTTCCGCTTGATCCCCTTCGCGTCCGTCGTGTGTAGATCGAGACGCGGCTTGACCTGTAAGCCGTTTATCTCACCGGCCTTGGACAGCATCTTCAGCTCGAAATAGACAGCCGCCTCGCGCTTGGAATCGAACGTGATGTCATCCACACGCGTCTTGACGGCTCTGAACTTGTTCCTGGTCAATCGACCGTCCGAGTAATTCATGGAAACCGGACCTATGAGCCGTCGTTAGCGTTGGTGGGGGAGTGCGACTAGATTCCGCGAATGCGAGCAGCCAAAATGTTCGCTTGCTTCAGCATCTCCGTCACGTCGCGCAGGCAGGAATGGGCGTTGTCGAAAAAGCCATTCGGAACCGGCGTCGGGTGCTTGCCCTGATCCTTTTCCGCACGCGGGCCAAACAGCTTGTCGTGCGCTTCGGACAGCGACGATAGAATGCTGGACGCCAGCGAGCGCGCCTCGGCAATGTGGTCGAGCACCTTCACCGTTTCGCAAGTCTCGGGCGCTGCGGTTTTCGCGCCGTCCAGGATGTACTTGCCAGTCGCATAGGGGCCGTTGATCTGTTCCATGCTCATTCCTTTCGTTGGTTAGAGGGGCGCCCGGTCACGGAGGCTAAATCACGTGACCGGGCGCGACCCGGCGGAGGGGGAGGGGCACGCCGGGTTAACTACATGACGGGGCAGAACTCGTCGGGGCAGGAGTAGAAAGACCGCTTGCCGAAAGCCTTGTTGCATCGCGGGCAACGTGTGACGCCGATCTCGTTGAGAGATCGCTCGCCCTTTGCGTGTTCGATGGCTTGCTGAAGGCCCTCGATGATTCGATCAGCGTTGCTCATTTCCCTACCTTCCGAGCAGCTTGCACGCCATCCAGATCAGGGCGTTGGCCATCATCACCAGGCACCACGCGAGAGGGCGCACGCAGATACGCCTGCAACTCGATAACTTGTGCCGTAAGCCGTTCGATCTTCGCGTGTAACTCATCCCGACACGGCGCCCCGAATACGAAAGAGGTGAGTCCGTCCTTGGCGAATTGCTGAACGAGTTTCTGGAGCTTCTTCCGGTCGGGTCTGGCGTGGCCTTGCCACCACGATTTGACGACCGATTCCGGCTCGTCCAATTCCCTCGCCACGGCCTTGATCGGCCAGTTGGCGTAACGGGATCGCAGCCACGCGACGCAGCGCGAGCCCCAATCGTCAGGCGAATGTCCATCTTGGGCTATGCCCATGTGCTCCATCCTCGTGTCAGGTTCATTCCCGACACAGAAGGGAGCGAAGACGTGTGCAGCGGCGCTATCCATGACGACGAACGCCGCGTTGGTGAGCCCCACCTGTTGGCGCAGGCGGCTCGGAGAGTGATTTTGAATCTTCGATTCCCGCAGAGTTTGGCGACGATGCGGGGTTTGGACCTTTGTTCGGCCAAGCCTTCTGAATTGCTTGATGCAGAGAATCCCAGAGCGGCGCGGCCATGTAATGGCGCAGCCGATTCCAGTCTTCCGGGGTGAGATCGGGGCGGGTCATGCCTTGTGAAACTCCGCGCGCGCATCCAGAAAGCCCGCGACCATCAGGGCGACGCAGCCCACGGGAAGCGGGGCTCCGATGGCCAGCAGAAGCCAGTACGGCCACGGCGTGATAAAGATCGAATAGACGGCGAAGGCTGCGATCAGCGCCATCAGCAGTGCCAGCCACGCAAAGACGCACATGAAGATCAGGCATGTGCCACGCCAGTTCATGGCTCGGGTTCCCACTGATCCGACCACGCACACCCGGACTTCAACGTAGGTTGAATTGAACGCCCGTTAGACCCGCTGGGGGAATTAACCATGCCGCTGCATGAATTTGCCTTGCGTGCGACAGCCTGCCCGTTGACAGTCACGAGGCGTACTTTCGCTTCGGGGTTGGGCGATGGAACGTGCATTAGCGGGCGCCCTGTGCGCGTTGCTTGGGCTGGGCCTTGGCTGCTGGCTCAAATCCGCGTGGCAGCGGCACGCCCTTCTCGTCCGCGATCTCCGCCAGTACCGCGCGCAGCTTCGGGGCGATCCGGCGGCGCTTCCACTGGTAAACCGCGCTTTGCGTTATGGGGATTGTCCGCTCGCTTACGGCTGCGGCAAGTGCTTTCGCGCTCCCGAAGGCGTCGATGCAGCGGTCGATGAATGCCGTGTCCTTCATAACGACGTAGAAAATCGCATTCGGTGCGATATGTCAAGTCAATTCGGAATCGCACACGAATCAGATGCGGGGGAGGGGGATTGCTGCCACCCTCCAGGCATGGCCAAGAAGCGCGATCCCAAGAACATTTCCGCCGGGGAACGGCTCGCCCGGACCCGCGAATACCTCTATCCCGCCAGCACCCAGGTCGCTTTTGCCGAGCAATGGCGCGTCGTCTATTCGACGTATAATAATTGGGAAATCGGGAAAGCGCCGATTTCAAAGCAATTCATTGAACGCTTCCGAAAACACCATCCGAAATTCGGCTTCGGGTGGTTTTGGTATGGCGAGATACCCGACGACGCAGGGTTCCGCGCGTTCCTGGCCGAAAAAGGCCACATGAGCTTCGACACTTAGGCCGCTTTTGTTCTCGGTTCTAATCTGAGGGCGCCGGAGCTTGGCCAAATAATTATCGCAAACTGTGCGATTTCCTGTTGACAGGTCGCACGCGGTGCGATTTACTCTCCCTCATCAAGACAGGGAGACGGGATATGAACCTCACGAAATTCGGCGGCCCGTATATCAACTACGCCGACACGGTTCGGTCACTCGTTATCGAGGCTGGGGCGTATCCGTCGCCTGAATGGTTTAAGGGCCAGACCCACCGCATCGCCGCCGCCTACGACATTGGCGAGCCGGTTGAGATGTGCGCCGCTACGATCGCCGAGTTTGGGCGCCATTACCGTCCCAAACAGAAAACGCCCGCGCAACTCGCCGTTCGCCGCGTGCGTTGCGCCTGAGCGAACAGGGGCCGCACCCCACACACCCCGAGGATAGCCGATGAGCCCCCTCCACCAGATGGCCCGCGTTCTCGAAATCGGAGAGCAGATCATGGACGGCGACTACAAGCCCCTCCGCCATACCCGGTCGATAGCCGGTGACGAGTGGACCGAACGAGAAGCCGCCCAAGACGCTGCCGAGCATCGCGCGCTCAAGGTCGCGTGGGATGAACTCCGCGAGAAGCTGACGGCGCGGATGAACCACAAGCTGCCCTTGGGCATGCGGGCGAGGGGCAGGGCGCTGGTCCAGATCGAGGACGCGGACGCCTTCCTGACCGAATTTCTGAACGAGGTGAAGCCGTGATGCGACCGATCTGCGTTCAATGCAAGTGCCACTACCGACCGAAGCGCAACGGCTACGAGTTCGTCACCACGATGAACGACGGCACGCCGTACCAGCTTTGGCAAGGCGATCTCTGGGCCTGTCCCAAGTGCGGACACGAGATGGTGAGCGGTTTCGGAGCGCATCCCGTTGCCGAACATTATCAGCCGGACTTCAAAGCGAAACTCTCTCGCGAACCCCAGCTGATGGTGCGCCCGTGAACATCATCGACAGCACCGGCATCACCATGATGCTCCGCGCCGCGAAGGCCGACGCCCTCAAGGCCCGCCGTCAATGGAAGCTCGGCCTCGCTGCGTGCATCGGTGCGGCTGTCATCTGTCTTGTGGGATTGGGAGTGATCTGATGCGCTTTGAAATTCACTTCGAATTGCCGGACGGGACCGAGGACATGGTGATCGTCTCGGGGCAAACCGAGGACGAAATCCGCGAGAAGGCTATGGCAGAAGTCGAACGTCGTGGCGGAACCAACCCTTGGTCGAAAGAGCGCACCCCATGACCATCGTGTCCGGGATGGGAGGAGGATTGAGATGAGCGGGTCGCGCGAGGATGAAGCAGCCATGAACCCGGAAGCACTGCCTGAGCGCAAAACGCTGAACGGCAAGTTCTCGGCTTACTGCCGCGTCTGCTGGAATCCGGTTTACGTCCTGTGGATCGACGACGAGGACCATGAAGGCAAGTGCCAGTTCGGCCACATACGCGCTCACGAATGCCCCGATGCGCTGGAGCGGGCGAGGACTGCGGCAACGGTTCAGAAACTCAAGGCGGCGGGATTGGTAGCATGACGCAAATCACCGTTCGCGCGCTTGCCCAGGCCATCGCCAAGCGGCTTGGGGAAAACGGCGCCGACTTCATCAGCGAAACCGATGCCGATTCCACGATTGAGGAAATGATCGCTGCTTGGTTGGCTGCAAAAGAGGGGACCATGAAGCCGGAAGTAATCGAAGCGGCGAAGCGGATCGAGGAATTGAAGGTGCTGTGTGATCGGGCAAAACTCTTTCCCGCATACACATGGGACTATTGCGTCGTCGCAAGGGACATTGTTCCGAAGTTACAAGAGCTGTTTGAGACTGGCGCCCTTCTCGCCAGCGAGCCGACGCAGACGGACAGGGAGACGGCGCGCAAGGTTTGGGCATCCATCAAGGATGGCGACGACGTAGTTGAGGCGTTCGCCGCCGCCCTCGCATCCGCCCGCACCGCTGCCGAGGCGAGAGTGCGCGAGTTGGAGGCGGCGCTCAGGCTGTGTCGCGCCGTGGCAAGCGGGTATGAGCGCGCGTCCGAGCGCCACCTAAAGATCATCGACCGCGCCCTCGGGATGGGAGGGGGCGACAATGGCTGACAATGTAGTGCCGTTCCCCCGCACCCGAATCCTCCGCACCCAACTTCGCCTAGTCGAGTACAGCGACGAGGAGATCAAGCGGGCCAAGATGCTTGAAGATGCCATCAACCGAATAATCGAAGACGGATACGACCCAAGACCTACTGACGGAGCGGCTTAATGGACGGACTCGGGAACATTCTTGGCGACCGGACGAAGTATCTCGGCGCCTCCGACATGGGCTTCATCATGAAGGGCGAGTGGTATCAGCTCTGGCTCCAGAAGACGGGCCGGGAGACGTTCCCCGATCTGTCCGACGTTCTAGCGGTACAGTTGGGCATAAATACGGAAGCCCTCAACATCGCGTGGTTCTGTCGGCAGAAGGGGAAAACACCCGACCCCTACGCGCCTCGGGAGTGGACGCACAAGGAATATCCGTTTCTCCGGTGCCATCCCGACTCCGTGCTTCAGGGCATGGAATTGGTGGAGGCGAAGTTCTGCGGGGCGTTCGTCAAAGAGGATGAACTGGTTCCCCGGTACTACCCGCAATGTCAGGCTCAGCTTGCCATCACGGGCGCCTCGATCTGCCACTTGTCCGTGATAACCGGCGTCCCGTCCTGGTACGCGCACGCCATTCTCCCGGATCGGGAGTACATCGCCGCTCTGATTGAGCGCGCTTGTCAATTCTGGCGGTACGTCGAAACCGATACACCCCCGCCGGACCAGCCCGCAGTCGTCGCGAAGGTCTCGCTCGACCAAATGCGCGAGGTAAGCATGGAAGGCCGCAACGAGTGGGCCTCGCACGCTGCGGACTGGCTTTCACACAAAGCCGCCGCCAAGAAATTCGAGGGCGCGGTGAAGGGCATCAAGGGTCTTGTCGAGTCTGACGTGAGGCGTGCCTTCGGGCACGGCATCGAGGCAGCGAAGAACAAGGCCGGGTCAATTTCAATCAAGGAGTACCAAGCATGATTTCCTGGGCGGCGTTTTTCGATGAACGCACGGCGCCAGGCGCGGGTGGCTGTGTCCTATGGACGAAGTACACCGACGACATTGGCTATGGCCGCGCCGACAAAAGGATGACCGGCGAGAACAAGGCCCATCGCATTTCGTGGGTTCTGGCGCGCGGCCCGATCCCGACGGGCAAGAAGGTGCTGCATGAGTGCGACGTTCGCCAATGCGTGAACCCCGCCCATCTGTTTCTGGGCACGCAGGCCGATAACGTGGCCGACATGCACGCCAAGGGACGTTACAGGCCCGGCGGCGCGCGCGGTGAGGCGAATCACTATTCAAAATTGACCGAAGCACAGGTGCGGGAAATGCGCCGTCTCGCGGCGGGCGGTCGATCTCAGCATTCAATCGCACGAGAGTTCAACGTCGCCGTTATGACCGCCAACAGGGCCATTCGCGGTCTCTGTTGGGCGCATGTGAAATGAGGCAGATCATGGACAGCAATCTAGCGAGCGCGCTTTCTCAGGCCCAGGCGGAGTTCCCGCCGATCCCAAAGTCAAAAGAGGTAACCGTCAAAAGCGATAAGGGCAGTTACAAATTCCGCTATGCCCCACTAGAGGCGATTATCGGGGCCGTGCGCCCCGTGCTCGCAAAACACGGCTTGGCTGTGAATCACACGATGCGCGCCTCTGAACGCGGCATGGAGATTGTCGCGGTGCTGCGCCACAAGAGCGGCGAATTTGACGAATGCGCCATGCCGATCGCGTTGGCGGGCCGAATCCAAGAGCAGGGCAGCGAAATAAGTTACAAGCGCCGCTATACGCTTCAATGCGTTCTTGGTGTCGCCGCCGACGACGACGACGACGCCAACGCTGCGGATGGAAACAACATTGAACAGCAGGCGGAGCGGGCGTTCAAGAAGCCCGCGATCCCGCCGTCGCCGGCCGAGAACAAGGCCCAGGAAATCCAACAGCGGCTTCGCGCGGCGAAGGACGAGGCCACGCTGGACAAGATCGTGGCGGACAATAAGGGCCACATCGACGCATTCAGTGACGAACTTCGCAACCAAACGCGCGGTGTCTATCAGGGATGCCGCGATGCACTCCGACAGAGGAAAGCAGCGTAATGACCCAGAACCCAAACAGTGGCGTCCTGTTCAAGAACGACCGCAAGGAAACCGACAAGCATCCTGACTATACGGGGAAAGCGACGGTCAACGGCGTTGAACTGAGACTGGCCGCTTGGATCAAGAGCGGGGCGAAAGGCAAGTTCATGTCACTTTCGTTCACCGATCCGAGCGGCCAGCGGGAGAAGGCGCCCGAAAAATACGAACCGCGCAAGGATGACTTCGACTCAGAGATTCCGTTCTGATGATCCCCTTCGACCCCGACAAAATCGCCGAGGAATACAGCAAGCGCGGCCATGTGTGGGCTGACGCCGATGCTGCTTACAAAGCCCTCGATGAAGCCACGAAAAGCGTTCTAGCCGAGTGCATGGCCGATGCTGGAGATGTCTCAGTCGCCAAGGCGGAAATGCAGGGCAGGGTGCATCCGAAGTACCGGGCGCATCTGGACGCGGTGGACAAGGCGAGACGAGCGGCGAATCGGGCGCGGGTGAACGTGGACGTGTTCACGACCTGGATCGAGTTGAAGCGGTCGGAGAACGCCACCCGTCGCGCGGAGATGACATTGCGATGACCGTCCAATTCCGCCAGCCCCCGATACGCGACCGCGCTTGGTTGAACCATCTCCGCTGTGTCCCGTGCATCGTGACGGGCCTCGGGGAGACGGAAGCGGCCCACCTACGCTTGCTTGGCAGCGGCGGGACCGGCGCAAAGCCTTCGGACAACCGGGCCGTGTCGCTTCACTGGAAGTTGCACCGCGAGCAAAGCACGGTGGGCGAGGGGAAGTCATGGCTACTCTGGACCCGGCGATACCCCGAGTTCCCCGCGAGGCTGGCGGAGAAATACCCCGAACTGTTCTACCGCTGGCTCATATCGGTTGCCGAGGCTGAACACGACGAATGGATGAGGATGCCGTGACAAACAAGATCATCAGCGACGACGTTTCAATGGAAGATTTGATGGCTGAAATCGGCCGTCGATTGGACGCCAATGCCGCGATGGGCGAGGCGCTTCTATCGGCCCGTCAGCAACTCGTGACGCTCGGGGGCGGGCGAGAAACCGGCGACAGCATCCAGAGAGCGGTTCTCGAATTGATTGACGCCGCGCTGATCCAAGCGAAGCCGTGAGCATCCTACGAGGGTATGCGGAGAGCCTTGGGAGAGAATGATGGGCTATTTCAGCAACGGCACGCAGGGCAGGGACTACGAGGCGGCGTACTGCGAGAAGCGCGTCAACTACCGGGACAATGGTAGCGGGAGCCTTGGTTGCCCGATCATGGACGCCCACGCCTTCGCGAATTACGACCAGCATAGTCCGGAGGAGAAGAATCTAAAGCTCGTTCTGAGCCTGCTGATCCCGCGCGACAATAAGGGCGACAACGAAGAATGCGCCATGTTCTTGCCGGGCCGGAACGATACCTGGATTGATCCGTGAGGGGATACGCGGAGAGCCCGAAATGACCTGTTCAACATGCGCGTGGTGGACCGCCAACTTGCGATGCCGCGATCCCGAAGCCCTCGTGACCTGGCGGAGAGGGGACGAGTCGTGCGTTCGGCACAAACCGAAGACGAACGAGCAGCGGCATGTCTGAAATCGGCACCCGCATCATGGACGCGATTTTCGTTCGCGACGAGCTCGTGAAGATCGTCGCGGAAGCGTTGGTGTGCGAGTGGACCGCCGCCGATTGCGCCGAGGAAATCTTGAAACGGTTCGCGGTCGAGCCATTGCCACAGCATCAGCGGGTCAACGATACAGCGGGTCAAGGAACGTGACCGACCACCCGATCATCTTCTCGGCACCTATGGTTTGGGCGCTGCTCGACGGGCGAAAGACGCAGACGCGGCGACTTGCTTGGCGCGACCGGCCGTTCTCGCGGAAGCCATCGCCATGGCAGCGCGTAAAGCTCAGCGATCGGCTGTGGGTGCGCGAGGCTTGGCAGCATCCCGCGATGTGCGAGCCGCAATATCGTGCGACCGCTACCGAGCGCATGGGGCATTGGGACCCGGAGCAAGGGCCGTGGCGCCCTTCTATCCACATGCCACGCTGGGCATCGCGCCTCACGCTCACCGTGACGGCGACGAAGATCGAGCCGTTGCACGAGATCACCGAAGCCGACGCAAAGGCAGAGGGCGTCGATCCTCAAATCATGCACGCAACGTTCGGCTATGGCGGCACAAGAGAACACGACTACGCGCGCGGCTTTGCCGAGCTATGGGATCGGCTTCACGGCCCCGGCTCTTGGAACGCCAACCCCGAAGTCGTCGCGCTCACCTTCACGGTCGAGCGGCGCAATATCGACGCCGCCGTTCGACGTGCGGCTGCGGAATAATCAACGGAGCGACGCATGAGAACGATCACCGTCGAGGAATTCCAGGTCGAGCTACGCGCGCAGGGCGTGCGCTCGCATGAGCACTTCGCGTTCAAGTGCGTCATGTGCGGGACCGTGCAATCGGCGCAGGACTTGATAAAGGCGGGCGTGGGCAAGAGCTTCGATGAAGTCGAGAAGTATCTCGGCTTCTCATGCGCCGGCCGCTGGACGAACGCTGGGCCGCACAAGAAGGGCGCAAAACCGGGCGCTTTCTGCAACTGGACCTTGGGCGGGCTCTTCACCATCCATCGCCTTGAGGTCGTGACGCCGGACGGCGACAAGCATCCGCGGTTCGAGCCTGCGTCGCCGGAAGAGGCGCAAATTCATCAATCGCTTCACGACGTGCTGGGGATGCCGACGACGTTCGCAAACCCATTGCGCCCGGAGCAGTCGGACAAGGAACGTGCGCCATGAAGATCGGCTACGCCGACGACATTTTCACGGATTATGCGAAGGCGCTCGACGACGCCAAAACCCTGACCGCGCTGCGTGTGACCACGCGGCTGTTTGCCTTGGTCGCGGCCGATGCCGTCGAAGTCGCCGACAAGATGAACGAGGGCGACTTCGAGGATTGGGAGGTCGCGCTCAGGAAGGAGCGCGGCGGCGTGTTCATGGGCGAGGCCCTCGCCGAGCGGTTCGGCGCGCTGCTGATGCCGGAGACGATGCTGCGCGTTTCGATGGTCGCCGATCAGTTCAAGGTGCCATGGGGCCTTGCCTATCACCGGCTCGTCGAGGCCGGCCGCGTCAAGGTCAAGAACAACGTCGCGACGTTCCTCGACCCGCAGCGACAGGGGCAATGAGATGCTGCGCGCAATTCTAGTGACAGCCTGCATCGTGCTCGGCATCGGGCTAACTCCCGTGATCGGCTTTGGCCTATGGGCCGGCACCCAATGGGCGATCACGGCCATGGGTGGCGATGCGGGCACCGCGCGCGAGCTCGCCGTTCTCAGCCTGATACTCGCCGGCAGCGTGCTCGCCGCGATCTTTCTCGGCGCATTAAACAGCTAAAGCACTGACAGGAGGACGACGATGGGAACGAAGAACGATCCGGGGAAATTCGACTGCTACGCGAACGCGCTGCCAGACGAGCCCATGTTTATCTTGCTGGCGCGCGATATGGATGCACCGGCACGGGTGCGGTCGTGGGCCGCCGAGCGCGCGCTGTCGATCCTGCTCGGCGAGAAGCCCGAGAGCGATAAGGCAATGGTGATCGAGGCTCTTGAGTGCGCCGACAAGATGCAGCGGTGGCGCGCGGAGAACGACGGCAAATGGCGCCGCTGATACGCTCGCAACAGGCTAGGAGGACCGTATGAAAATCTATGTCGTGAGGGCGACCCAGGGCGAGTATTCCGACCGTGACGAATGGGTGGTTAAGGCGTTCGAGAATGAGGCCACTGCTCGCGCCTTTGTTGAAGGCGCCACCAAAAAAGTCCGAGAGGTTGAGGCGCGGCTCTTGGCTAAGAGAGGCAAATATACGACCGGGAACGCGGCAGCCGAAGGCGTCGCCGATCTTTTCACTGGTGAAAGCGCCCCAACGGGCGGCGCCCCGACGTCATTCTTTGTGTCGGCTTGCGACTTTGTACCGATGCACGACCAGCAAATACGCTCGCAGCAGGTGAGCCGATGATCCTACCCAGCACCGACGTAGACAGGGCCGTTGAGGCCGCCAAACGCATCTTGGCGCGCGAGCCCCGCCATATACACCCAGACGAGCTATCCGTGGCTGCGTTTGTGGTGGCGCACTTCACGCCGATGAACGACCATCAGGAGCGCAAGGCATGAAGCCTTGGTATCTCGGCTCGATGAACGACGGCTTGTTTATCATCGACATGCCGCCGCGCCCTTCAACCGACGATCAATTCCATGACCGGAACGATGGGCCGGGCATGGTGCTGAACGTCAGCGAGCTCCCGCGAGAGAAGGCGCAGGCTATCGTTGACGCGCACAATGCGCCGTTGACCAACCCTCACGAGGCCAAACCGTGACCGTGGTGGAGTAGGACGATGGTAATGCTGGGCCCCGTCGATGAAATGCTTTTGGGCCGTGATCGGGCGCGGCTGGATGTCGTGGTGATGAGCCGACCGGGCTTGAAGGACTGCGCCCGCAGGCTCCACCAGCTCGCCAACGCCCTTGAACGGCTGTCGATGCACGGGCCAACAGAAATGCTCTCAGAGCGGTCGGCTTTGATGCTCGCGCGCTCCGAGGTTCAGGCTTGTCAGTCGAACCTCAAGGCGATCTGGAAGCGCGAAAAAGAGCTTCGGAATTTCGCCAAAGAAGAAGCCGTCAAGAAAATAGTGAACATAAAAAGATGATGTGGATATAGGAGTTAGCACTAGATGTTGAATCTTGGATTTAGTCCTATAGCGGGTACGGAAAGAAAATTTCGTGGGCTGTCCACAGGGTTATCTTATTATAAGATTGCGCAATTAACCTGAGTCGCATATTGTATACTCTGCAACGACTTACAGGGCATATTCTAATCCACTACCTGACATATGAGCAACTGATAACAGTTATACGATAGTTCATCCTATGAGCACTGTATATCCCGCCAAGGCGTTGCACTTTCTGATGGAATCGAGGCTGAGACGGCAAGCGGAAGGCGAAAGAAAATGACCTCTACGACCCGCGAGGAAATGGACGCCAAATTCTGGTCCCTCGTCAAGATCGGCGGCCCGGATGAGTGCTGGAACTGGTCCGGCTCGACGATGGGCGGGCGTGGCGATCACCGCTACGGCGCCTTCTCGGATGGTCGGTGGACCTACTACGCGCACCGCTTCGCCTTCTCGGTGAAGGTGGGGCCGATCCCGAACCACGCGAAGGTGCTCCACGAGTGCGACAACCCCCTTTGCTGCAATCCTAAGCACCTGTTCCTGGGCACGCAAAAGGACAACGTGCGGGACATGATGGCGAAGGGCAGGGCCTACAAAGCCTCGGGGGACGACCACGGCATGGCGCGGCTGACCTCGGAACAGGTTCTAGCGGTCTTCAAAGACCCGAGAACGCAAAAGACCATCGCCAAGGAATACGGCGTGGGGCTCACCTGCATCAGCAATATCAAGACCGGGCTGACGTGGGGGCATGTGACGGGCAAGAAGCGCGCCGCATAGGTGTTATATCGAGGCTATACGAAACAAGCCGCGTGACCAGAGAGGCCCCAATGACCCCCGCCGAAATTGCACAGAAGATCGTCAGCAACCCGTATGGCTATACGGAGGACTCAGTTCTCGTGGCCGCCGCGCTCATCAACGCCCTGGACGAAATCAAGCGCATGAAATCGCAATTTAACCACCTTGCAAACCTAGCCGCCTACCACGCCACGAAGCGGATTGAGGCTGAGCTTTCCGCGTGACCAGAGAGGCCGACCCCCAATGACCGTCGCCGAACAGCAGTTGAGCGAGGCGCTTCGAGAAATCGAACTTGCCTATTATGCCATCAAGGCCGAGGGCGGCATGACAGGGCGCGGGCTACGCCGGGCGCTTGAAGACCTCCGCCGAGCCACTGAACGAGCTTTAGAGAACGCGTGACCCCCAATGACCGCTTGGATGCCGATTCCCCAAGATGTGGATGTGACCAAGGCGCCGTTCGATGGAAAGCATGTCTTGGTCGGACACGACGGGTGGACTTCCGAGGCGCGTTACCTTGCGGTAGATGGCGGCTGGTGGCTCGCGCAGACCTATCCCACTGACCATGAAGACGGGCGCGTTTACCCCACCCACTGGCAGCCCCTTCCCGCGCCCCCATCCCCGTGAGGCCCACGATGACCCGCGATGAACTGGTTGAACGAATGCGAAATGCGTGGCTTCAGTCTTTGGCTGAAGACGGGAAGATGGCCGCCGTGATGACCATGACGCCGGAGGTCGCGACCAAAGCCGCAACGGCCGCCCTCACCGAGCTAGAGAGGCACGCCGTCGTGACCGTGAAATTGGAGGCTAGAAATGGTAATGAAGCCGCCTGAATGCGAGTGCCTGGATGAAGCGTTGGAATTTGCCGCGCGCCTTATCGAAGAGGCAAACTTTGGCGATGTTCTCGGCATCGCCGCCAAGAAAAAACGGGCGCGCGAAGATGCCAACTTGCGGATGGAAGCCCGCTTAGAAATGAAACGCGAATGTGCGCGGACGATCAGGGCATTTAAGGGACGCCGTGATCTCGACGCCGTAGAGATTCTGCGCCGGATCGCGGATGACGCTGAGAAAACTGGACAAGCCGGGATAAACCTCATTGAGGCGTGGCCCCTCGCTTGGAAAGGCTGGCTGGACATTCATTGCAAGGTGAAATGCAACAGCAACTGCCTGCCGCCCGAAACGATCTACACAATCGAACTAACGGAGAGGGGCCGCGCCATGTTGGCCGCCCGTCCTCGATAGCCCTCTAGCGCCAGCTATCGGATGCTTGGCGATGAATTGGTGCGGTTCGGTCAGTGGGCTTGGACGGCGATCCCGCCGACACGGGCTGTACAGTAATCACCGTTCTGCCGCACCGAGATTCACTCTACACAATCCCCGCGAGAAAGCAAGAAAAGCCTGTAAATCCGGGCTGATTCGTGCTATCAGGATCGGGACGGCGGGCCACAGTCCGAGACGTGAATGAAAGTGCCGTCCATCTACGGCTCTGTGCGCGGCATACGGCTTCGGTTCGGTGCGTTCCGTAGAATCGCCCGCCTTTCATCTCTCTTGAAAGGTTCGGCTCGACAAAGGGGGCCTTCAGCGCACGTCAGGCAGCCCCGTCCCGTAGCCCGGTCTTAGCGCCGTTGGTTCTCGCGTACTGCGACAGCCGCCCACACACGGGAGAGCATGGCGGTTCAACGGACGTGCTTCGGAGCCGAGCCGAATTCCAGCTAGAAGAATCTGCCCACCAAGGGCAGCGCCCTGATCTGGTCGCGGAACTTCGATCCGACCCAAACACAGGCCACACCGCCAGCCGCGAGCACGACGATTCCGAGAGTGGTAAGAGTGATCATGTTGGTTCTCCGTTAGTTGGTGTGGCCGCCAAGATCAATCGGGCGACCGTCGATGTAGCCGAGGTCTTTCTCGATGCCGCCCCAGCCCTCGCAATACGGGCCAGTGCCGCCGCCGATGAAATCGAGTTCGCGCATCATGTTGGTCCCTTTCTGAGTGTTCCAGAGTGGCCGCATTCGTGAAGCCACGTCTGTTCGTTGGTGAGCACGGCTAGTTTGTTCTCCCGCTTCTTCATGTGAACGGCGTCGGAGGGGTCCGGGAGACGTTGGTAGAGGCGGCAGTAGGCGTTACTCACAGGGGGCGTTTGGCTGGCGCAGGCGCCTAAGAGCGCAATCAAGCTCGGGATCAGTAAGGCTTTCATTCTTCTTCAGCGCCTCACGTAAGCGCGCCTCCATTCGATTGAGGGCTTCCATTGATGCTTTCTCGGTCGCCGCAACGCCCCGGTCGTAAGCGCGGTTGTTGATGACCACGACGGCGGTGCCCACCCCGGTCAGCGAGACGACGAGAATCGCCAGCACGGCCCATATGTTCAGGCTCACCGGAACCACCCCAGCACGCGCTCCCAGATCGACGGCTCCGGTTCCGGCTGTTTCGCTTCCGGGAACCGCGCGGCTCGCACTTGGTCGATCAGGTCTTGCTTGTCCAAGTTACCGGGGCACTGCGTGGCCTGCATTTCCTTGTGGAAGCGGATGGCCTCGGGTGGGAGATCGAAGCGTTCCTGTATCGCTGCGATCATCAGAACCAAGTTTGACTCCTGCGCGCCATCCAAGCGGTCCGTGAGGAAGTTGCCGAAGGTCTCGACCATGAAGGGACGTTTCTGGTAGTCATAGCCGTTGTGACCCGTGGCAGAGGCGGGCGCCCAATTCCAATCGCGGCCGAGCCAAATTGAGCCATCAGGGCCAAGCGTTACGTGTTGTGCGTAATCCCGATATTTACGCACATTCACATGATAGTTGCGGATCGATTCAACCGATGCCGCGCCTTTCCAAGACGCTGCGGGGTCTGCCGTGTGGTGAACGTGAAACTCCGTGATTGTTCCTTGCCACGGGAATTCTTTGACGCGCTGCTGAAAAGTCTCGATTGAGAGCGGCTTCATCGTCATCCTCGCGAATCGACAGCGTGTGGCCCGCAAGCCACCTCTCGGGGTGAAGCCGCTCGCACATCTTGAAGCCTCCGCATGACGACGGAACCAAGAGTCGTGTAGGCGTCCAAAAGAGCCGCTGTCGAAAAGCGGGACGTGTCACACCGTAGAGCCTCGCCGTCCACGAGAAGCGCGACCTCGGAATTGTTGGCGATGATGAAAGGATTCATTTTCACGCCTCGGGATCGCTTTTCACGAAGCGGCTGTCTTTTTCACCAATTACAGCCGTTTCATAACGTCGATCATCCATCCGATTTTCGACACGTCCCGACATTGTGTGTACGCGCTCGACATATCGCCGCCACGCGGACCACTCCTCGGCGGTCCATATCCGGTCGTCCATCGTGATGAAGTCCTTGCGGATCATGGCCTCAGCGCCGCGTCGATTCCGGTCGCAATCGTCTCGATCAATTCCGCTATCGGCGCCTGCATGTCTTTCACATGGTGACTCAGCGACAACCCGCAGGGGCGCCCTTCCGTCGTGTATCGGACGTGGACGTAGATATTCCCGAAGTCCGTTTCGATTTTCTGTGTGTCGGTAGCCAAGCGCGTCACCTTCATGCGAATCGTCTTTCGATCTCATCCATCGGTATCGAGTCCACGCCGCTGATTTGCCCGTTCTGAACCGTCAACACGCAACAGCCCCACCACCAGCCTGATAAGGCTCCGTGGAGTACGTATTCCTCAACTCGGCCATGCGGCAGAGCGCAGCCGAGATTGAGTACGGTGACGTGCTTTGATGGGCCAAGTTTGGCGGCGCGTACGTCGCGCTTAACGTGACTATGACCGATGACGTGATCGAACACGGCGTCGTTGGCGATTGTGTTCTCGGCGTTCTTTCCGCCGTAGGTCTTGCCGAGTCGATTGATCGCCGCATGGATGTAGCCGACGCCACCGAGAAAGAAGTATTCACCGTAAGGCGTATGGGTCCAATTACTGTCAACGAGTGTTTGGGCAAACTCGCCTGTTAGTATTCCCGCCACTTCCGGTCGGTTTTCCTCGTAAACCCATATCCGCCTCTCGTGATTGCCAAGCGCCACGTGCTTTTTGGGCTTGTGCCCGGCGAGTCCTTCATCGAAGGCGCAGAGGGCTTCCTTGAAAGATTGGATGTCGTGACTATACGGGTTTTTCAATTTTCCCGCTAGTGTTTCGTTCGCAATATGCTGATTTAAACTGTCGAAACTCCCGAAATCCCCAATCTGTACTACCCAATTTACGCCACGATCTTGCGCTAATTTCCCCATCCACCTGAAACGGTCCTTGGGAGTATTTGGGTCGTCGTGGGCGTCGCCGATGGCGAGAACCTTCATCACGGCGCCGTTGGAATCAGACCCCGCCGGAACCCGCACCCTGATCTTGGCTGGCGGTACTTCTTCCTTGACGATCTCCACGTTGGGAGTCAGGCCCAATCGGTCCACGAGCCCGTTCCGATGAAACCATCCCGCGACTGTTTGGTGGGGTCTGCCGATCTCTCTCGCAACCTGACAGACATTCAAGCCCGTGGCCTTGAGATTGACGGCTCTTTGTACTTCGGCGTCCGAAGCGTATCGCCTCATCAAAACGCACCCGTCTTGCGGGCGTATTGAACCGTGCGCCCCAACTCGGCTTCGCTCTGTTCGGCCTTCATCTTCTCCAATGTGCGGATGAGCTTCTTCGTCGCCAGCGCGCGGAGGTCGCTGTTTTCCTTCGCCGCCTTCGCCAGAGCTTCGAGGCCGTTTCGATAGGGCTCTTTCCGCTTAAACATTGGCCCGCCCCTTAATCACTTCGGTCAGGGACAGGAGCGCGTGGGTCTGGTCCTTGTCGTTCTCGATTGATTTTGTGAGGAGCCCCGTAAGCTCTACCCTGTGTTTTTCGGCATCCGCGAGCCGGGCGTCTTGGATGGCATTGGTCCGCCTCCAAAGCACAATGCAGGCAGCGCCAAGAACGATGGCAACGAAGTAGATGCCGTAGTCTTGAAAGCCCTTAGCGAGGCTGGATATTTCGGCGGCGCCCATCACCCGCCCCCCTGGGCGAGGACGCAGCGTGCGTGTCGGTTGATTACACACGCCCACGGGCCGGAAAACGGCCATTGGATCGTCTGTTCAAACGGAACTACATTATCCGCGCCGTCGGCTTGCCAACCCTTGGGGGTGATTGTGAGCGCGTGTGGCCCGCAGTCTTTATGATTGCAACAATGCGGCGCGTTCTTGTGAATCCAGTCTAATCTAGCCTGTGTGTCATCGGCGGCTTGCGCGAGTATCAGCGGCCCCGCGTTGCCCTGTCCCGGCTCCACATGGGTAATGGGCATGGCGAACGCCGGTAGAACACTCAGCGCGTAGCCGAAGAGCAAGAGTCGTGCTTTCATTCCGTCAGCCCTTTCGCGTCTTGTCGTGATTGGGTCAGGCCCTGCCTCGGTGTGTCAGATCGGGGCGGGGCCGCTGCTAAATCAGAATCGCGGCACTCCAGACCACGGCGCCGAGGAGGGCCGCGAGAGCGATCACTTAGACCTCGTACATGATGTTGATGGTGCCGCCGTCGAAGTTGTCGCCAGCGGTATCGAGCAGCGCGATCTGCGTTAGCGCGCTGTCGAGCGTCACCGACCCGCCGCCAACGGACATGTTGGCCGCCGATGCCTGATCGCACGTCGCATGCGAGGCGACCCAGATATTCCCCGTGATGTTTGTCAGGGTCATGTGCCCTGAGTGTTGGTGCGCCGCGTCGCCAGCGGCGATGATGAAGCCCGCCGTGCTGGTAACGGCGCTGCCGTCTCGTTTTGCTCCGGAGACATATCCGGTCGTATGCAGCCCGCCGCTGTCCCCGATCTGGACCAAGAAGTTATCGGTATCGTCCAGCGAAATGGCGCTGAAGGTGATGAGGACGCGCTTGATGTTCGCCGGCAAATCCGAAAACAGCGCGCCCGTCGTGCCGCTCAGCGTTGCGTCTGCCGTGCCGACCGTGAGAATGGTGCCCTGCGTAAGCTGAACACCGTCATCGTAGATCGCCGTCGCGTTGATCGTCCCCGCGCCCTGGTCTCCACCCGTAGCAGAGCCGACGACGATTCCCGCCTTCACCGCCGCACGGGTGGCGAGCGTTCCAGCTACCATCGTCTGAAGGTTCAGCGTGCCGTCTTCCGTCGCGTCGGTTACGTCATCCGCGACAGCCTGAACCGCCGCATACGTGGTGGCGTTCGATCCGTCATCCTCGCCCTTGAACAGAACCGCACCGAGAATGTCGGCATCCGCAGGGGCGGCGCTGTCACGGTGAAGCGAGAGGGTGGGGCCTTCCGCAGCGCCAGCATCCGTTGAGGTGATGGTTTGGTCGCCGGTCGCGGCAAGGGGCGCGTTCGCAACCGGGGAAATCATCTGGAACGTATCGTCGGAAGCGGAGTAAACCACCTCGACGAATTGATGCTGCTCGATGTCCCCCGAGGCCAAATCCTGGTCGTGGTTCTTCTTGATGGTCTTGGCACCCACTGAATCGATGTTCAGTGTCGCAGCACCCGTATTCGCGAAGTTCGCGTGGAAACACTGCCGCATACCGTCAAAATATGCAGCGATGGTGCGATTGGCGGCGACTAGGTAAGCGTTCGCCGAGCCGGTTGAGTTCAGATTGCCTTCGACGGTATCGAAGTTGTGTCGAGCCAGCATGCCTTCCAGGGCGCGGGCGCCGTCGTTGACCGTGGAGGGGTTCTGGTTCTCCGGGAACCTCCCCGTGTTGCTCGCGTCGGTCGTGGACAGGTCTTTGATCTCGGCCATTTCGTTACCGTTTTTAGGGTATGGATTTCCGTCCCCAACTCGCTAGAGTTGAGGGCATGGCAAACGTTGGTTTCTTCGTGATCGGCGGCCTTGGGCTGTTCAGCCTCTTGGCCGGAATTTTCCCGAGCTACTTCCCGGCGCACATTCCTGAGAGTGGCGCTTCGGCACTTCGGATAGTCGGCTTCGTCTTGATTAGCGTGGCGTTTACTGTGCGCTCACTGCTCCGGCTATCGGGGCCGGGAGAGCGCGAAGATAAGGGTTCAACAACCGAGCGTTCCCCGGAGTAGCCTTCATGGTGAGAAGGCGGGCAATCGTCTTGTCCGGGTTCAGCAGGGCGTCGGTGACAGCGGCTTCCAACTGTGCAATCGGCTTGGACATGACCCAGGTGCCGAGGGCTTGATTGACCACGCCACCGCCGGGGATGCGCCCAAGCAACCGGCCCACGAGACCCTCGATGAGCGTGCCCTTCTGAAATTTGTTATAGGTCGGGGAGCCGAATCGGCGCTGCCCGTATTCCGCCAACGTGGGGCCTTTTAGGGCGTCAACGATTTTGTCCGCCCGTTCTAGATCGGCTTTCGAGAAAGCGGCCCTGAACAGAACGTCGTTGTCCTGTCGGAATTTGAGGGCGCCGGCAAGGTTGGGCGCGTCCGCTGCGCGGGTTCCGGCGTTTGCGGTTACGGATTTCTCGCGCCATGCCGCAGCAACCCAATCGCGCATCGCGTTCTTGACGCCGGGGCTGAGCTTGGCCGCGCGCTCAATCGCTTCGGTGGGCATCCGACGAATGGCATCGCCGATTTCCGAGGCTGGAATCTTGAAGGTCCGGTCCGGGTTGCGCTTGAACAGCGACCCGATGAGTTTGTTGTTATCGAAGTCGCCCTTGAATTGAGCGTACTGCCGATAAGCAGGCCCCATGCCGGGGACGATCTTCTCCATCCCCCCTTGCATGTGGGCGACGAATTTACCGACCTCCAACTTCTCCGGGGAGCCAGCGGGCATGTCCCGGACCTTGGCTTTCATCGCCGCCAGAACGTCGTCGATTTCGTTCAGGGCAACCTTATCGCCCTTTGCAAGCGAGCGAATGTCTCCAAGCCCGGCGTCGTTAAGCCACTTCTGGCGCGCCTGGGATAGATTGGATG